TGCCGAGGATGAAAAGGCGGCCGCTCGGTTAGCTCGTACAGTAAATAACCTAGGCCTTGGGTTTGAGAATACCCGGATTACTAAGTTTATAGCCGATCTTGAGAAAACTGCCAACGTGGCCGATGACGTTTTACGTCCAGCTTTCAGTTCACTTTTGACTTCTACTGGATCAGTAGCCAAGTCTCAGAAACTATTAGCCCTTTCTTTAGATGTGGCAGCCGGCAGCGGTGAAGATGTAACTACGGTCGCAAACGATTTATCACGCGCATACCTGGGAAATACTAAGGGCCTAACTAAATATAATTTAGGTTTAACAAAAGCCGAGTTAGCCGGCAAGAGTTTTAGCGAGATTCAGGATTTAATAAATAAACAGTTTGCAGGCCAAAACGCAGCAAGATTAGATACCTACGAGGGTAAAATCGCGGCGGTAGGAATTGCTTTTGGTAATCTACAGGAAACCGTAGGCGAAGGTTTAGTAGATGCTTTTGCAATTCTTGCCGGTGACGGTGGCATCGAGGGCGCTACTACAGCGATGGAAGGTTTCGGAGAGGCTAGCCGCGACGTTTTAGTAGGCACTGCTAGCTACGTAGATAAATTAGCCGATAAATTAAAAGGACTTAGCGCCAAAGGCGGCGGTTTTGATTTCCTAGCTCTAATACCAATCCTTGGTAGCTATATCGGTGAAGGTGGCGTATTCGATAAATTAGCTCAGGAAGGCCGTAGAGCTACTGGGCGGGATAGACAATTCGGCGGCCGATACGCAGATATTTATAACCAACAAAAAGAAACAGCAAACGCTAAAGCCCGAGCAAAAGCTGAGGCAGATGCCGCTAAGCGCGAAAAAGAAAGATTAGCTCTACAGAAAAAATCCGCTCAAACGGAGAAAAATAAACTTTCGTTATCTAAGGCGGCTGCCGCTTTTGACAGTACCCGGATTTCTATAGCTGCAGCCCTACAGGCTACCTATGACAAAGAGACTAAACTACGCCTTGAAGCTCTTATGCTTATTGAGGAAGATCGAGGGGATGAGGCTCTTAAGAAAATAAGAGAGCTATCAGCCTTTCAGAAAAACGCCGATTTACAGCGTTTAGCCGGTGTAGAAACAATTAGTAACGCTACTCTCGACTCGCTAAACACTCAGCTCATAACCGAGCTACAGGTTATAAACCGTAGCAAGTTAGCCGAGGGCGATAAAGAGTTAGCACGTGAGGAGGCGTTTAAGAAATATAACGCCGCTATAACTGCAGCCGGTACCTTGGCGGCCAAGGAGTCATATAACGAGCGCGTACAGATTCAACTCACCGAGATAGCCAAGCTTGCCGCTATTAGTAATACCTATAACGCAGGGGTTACCTCAGCTCTATTACTGGAGTCCGCCGAGTTATCTATGATTGATCGCGTTTCTAAGGCTCAAGCCGAGGCCGATGCCAAGCGCTTAGCGGCATTAAAACTATATCAAGATAATCTAAATAAAATAGGACTTTGTGGGGATACTGGAGGCGGCTCCAAGTTTGATCCGTATATCGGGCCAAAAGGCGGCATAGGAACAACCACAATATCCCCTACAGTTTCAAGCATCCCGGCAGTTCAACAGACTTTTGAGAAGGTATTTACAGATATGTTAGGGATGGGAAATAACCAAACCCAATCCGCGGTACTAGCCTTATCGTCTGCTAGATACGAGGCTCTAGCTGCTTCGTATGCCAATTATCAAACTCCAAGTAATACTGCTTATAATCCTTTATCTAGTTTTCAACCTGCATCGACTAATGTAACTATTAACGCCGGTATCGGTGATCCTGAGGCTATTGCTAGAGCCGTTGAAGATGTACTAAATCAGTCTACTTATCGAGGCACCTCAGTAAACCGAGGCTCAGGTAGATACTATGAGTAATTGGTTACCGGAGTGGAGGATTACGGTAGGCACTACAGTTTACGATAACGTATTAGCGGTAAATATGGCCACCGGTCGAGATGACATAGATTTACAGTGTAACGCCGGCTACGCTCGTATGGAGATTATTAACGTCGATAATACGCCTTTTGATATTGACGTGACCGATGCCTTAGTCCTCGAGCTTAAGAATAGCTCCGGCACATATGTACCTATTTTTGGCGGCGAGGTATCAGATTTTGGTATTTCGGTGCGCTCACCTGAGGAAATTGGGTTTATAACAATTGGTAATATATTAGCCGTAGGAGCTCTATCTAAGGTTACTAAAGCCCTTTTCCCGGATGCTTTAGCCAAGGATGAGGACGGCAACCAAATCTACGACATACTTAACGAGCTGCTTATTAACTCGTGGTTTGAGGTAGCCCCTGCCCTACAGTGGTTTAACTATGACCCTACGACTACCTGGGCTAATGCTGAAAACGTAGGGCTAGGCGAGATAGATCAGCCGGGCCTTTACGAGATGATAGCTCGAGGAGCTGATCCAACCGTGAGCTATAACCTTTGCGCTCAAATAGCACAAAGCGCTCAGGGGCAGATTTACGAGGATAAAGCCGGTCGAGTGTGTTATGCCGATACGGATCACCGCACACAATACCTATCAACCTATGGCTATACGACTCTTTCGGCTAATTACGCTACACCTTCTACGGTTAAAACCATCTTACAGATAGGCAAAATTCGTAACTCACTAGTATTTAACTACGGCACTAATTATAACAGCCAAGCTACGGCCGCCGATGCTGACTCTATTGCTAACTATGGGCGCTATCAGAATATCGTCACTACTAACCTACATAACCTAGCCGACGTAAATACTCTTATGACTAGAGAATTAGGGCTTAGAGCTATTCCTCGAGAGCAGCTACAGAGCATTACCTTTAGACTTGATAACTCAGACCTACCCGATGCCGAGGATGAAAAGGCGGCCGCTCGGTTAGCTCGTACAGTAAATAACCTAGGCCTTGGGTTTGAGAATACCCGGATTACTAAGTTTATAGCCGATCTTGAGAAAACTGCCAACGTGGCC